GAGCGAGATCCTTTCACGTACCGTTGGCCCTAAGGCTGCTAAAAAATCCCTTCGCCGTGCTTTTAAAGCCAATCGTCCGCTGTTCCTTTGGGGACCTCCTGGAATTGGTAAAAGCGATATCGTAAAGCAAATGGGCGTTGAGCTCGAAGCTCACGTTATTGATATCCGTTTGAGCCTATGGGATCCCACTGATATTAAAGGTATTCCATTTTTTAACAGCACCGTTAATAAAATGGAATGGGCTCCCCCTACTGAATTGCCCGACGAAGTTATGGCAGCTAAGTACAAGAAAATCATCTTGTTCTTGGACGAAATGAACTCTGCGGCTCCTGCTGTTCAGGCAGCGGCTTACCAGTTGGTGCTGAATCGTAAGGTTGGCACTTACCGTTTGCCTGACAACGTTTTGATTGTTGCCGCCGGCAACCGTGAAACGGACAGAGGTGTTACTTTCCGTATGCCTGCTCCGTTGGCTAACCGTTTCGTTCACTTGGAAATGCGTGTTGATTGGGATGACTACTTTGGCTGGGCTACTGAAAACAAAATCCACAAGGACGTGGTTGGCTTTTTGACTTTCTCTAAGAAAGACCTGTACGACTTTGATCCAAAGTCAGCATCACGTGCCTTTGCTACTCCTCGTAGTTGGGCGTTTGTTAGCGAACTGTTGTTTGATGACGACGAAGATGACAGCACAATGACTGACTTGATTTCGGGTGCGGTCGGTGAAGGTCTTGCAGTTAAGTTTATGGCTCATCGTAAGATTAGCTCAAAATTGCCTGACCCTACAGATATTTTGGCGGGCAAAGTTAAGAAAATGGACACCAAGGAAATTAGCGCCATGTACTCTTTGACAGTGTCATTGTGCTATGAATTGAAAGATGCTAGCGACAAAAACGACAAGAAGTTCAACGATAAAGTTAACTACTTCTTCCAATTTATGATGGATAATTTTGAAACTGAATTGGTTGTGATGGGTACCAAACTTGCATTGACTCAATACCAATTGCCGCTGGATCCAGATGAGATCAAATGTTTTGATGACTTCCATGCCAAATATGGTAAGTACATTGCAGCCGCTACAGATAAGCATTCACGCTAATTTGTAGCCAAAGTCAATTGACAGGACCCGCGGGTCCTGTTATAATATATACATACAGTAAATATTTAGGAGCAGAAATGACAAGTTATTTAGACCCAATTGTTGACAAGATTGTTGTTGCACGAGTTGGATTGCTGTTACGCCATCCGTTCTTTGGTAACATGGCTACCCGGCTTAGAATTGAAGATGCTACCGCTTGGTGTGCTACTGCTGCCACCGACGGACGTCACTTGTATTACAACCGAGACTTCTTCGAAGATCTAACTGTTAAGCAGGTTGAGTTTGTTGTTGCACACGAAATCCTGCATAATGTGTTTGAGCATATGCTTCGTGTAGAAGGCCGTGATCGCAAAGTTTGGAACATTGCCGCTGACTACACTGTTAATGGCACATTGGTACGTGATCGTATTGGTGAAGTTCCTCCAAAGATTAAAATCTTCCATGACCCAAAACACTACGGCAAAAGTTCAGAACAAGTGTACGATGAAATTTTTGGTGAGATGGATGACCAAGAATTAGATGCACTTGGAGAATTGCTCGACGAGCACATTGATTGGGAGAAGGAAGGCAAAGGTCGTCCTGCATACTCAAAAGAAGAGCTCAAGCAAATCCGTGATGAGATCAAAGAAGCCATGATGACTGCGGCGCAGGCGGCGGGTGCGGGGAATGTGCCGGCAGAGATTGGACGCATGATCAAAGAGCTTACTGAGCCTAAGATGAACTGGCGTGAAATTTTACGTCAACAAATCCAAAGCACTATTAAAAGTGACTATACTTTTATGCGGCCAAATCGTAAGGGCTGGCACATGAGTGCAATTCTTCCGGGCACTAACTATGCCGAAACAATTGATATCTGTATTGCTATCGATATGTCAGGGTCAATTGGAGATGATCAAGCTAAAGACTTTATTAGCGAGATCAAAGGCATTATGGAAGAATACAAAGACTACAAAATTAAAGTGTGGTGCTTTGATACCAGAGTCTATAATGAACAAGACTTTGACGGATATAACGATGACATTATGGAATACCAAGTTAAAGGTGGTGGTGGTACTGACTTTGATGCTAACTGGACTTACATGAAAGAACACGACATTAACCCTAAGAAGTTTATCATGTTCACAGATGGATATCCCTGGAGCTCATGGGGTGATGAAAACTACTGTGATACAGTATTCATCATCCACGGTAACACTAGCATTGTACCACCCTTTGGAGCTCACGCTTACTATGAGTTTAGTGATAAAACTTGATCCTGATGCATTCAGCGCAGGGCAAATTCAAAGTAAGATTTGGGCGGCACGTGAATTAGAACCAGTAGTGGCTCAACTAAAAATTGAGCCGCTACGCATTGCCATCCTCGGTGGATGGTATGCTTTGTTGCATTTTATTTTGCAGTCAAGAGAACGTGTGGCTATTGAGTATTGTAGATCATATGATATCGATGCGAGTGTGTGCATGGATGCAAATTTGATTAATAACTCATGGGAAATAAATGATTGGCAGTTTAGATCATTCCCCCGAGATGCTAATAAAGCTACATATGACGATAACATTAATTTAGTAGTTAATACATCAACTGAGCACTTCGATAGTCAAGATTGGTTTGATCGTATTCCCAGCGGCACGCTATGTCTATTCCAAGGTAATGATCTGGACATTAAAGATCACACTCGACGTCCAACAGATTTAGATCACTTTAAGGCGTTATGGCCATTACAGAAAGAGCTATTTTCAGGATCAATGTATTTTGATTTTAAAGAAGATTCATATACAAGATACATGACAATTGGATTAAAATAATGGCATTAAAGAACGGCAAGGTTAACATCCTTAATACATTAGATTTGAGGAAAGTTAATTTTCCCTCACCGCATTTTCATTATGCACTATTATCAAAGTATACGCCTACCTATCATAAAACGATAGATACATGGATTTATCAACATCTTAATAGTCGTTACTATATAGGTCAAGCTGTTGATTTAGTGGACAATACTATTGTATTTGTCACTAAGATTGGGTTTGAACAAGAGAAAGAACTTAGTTTTTTCAAACTTGCTTGCCCACATTTAATCTAACTGCTAATTAATAAGCATATATAATTTATACAAGGAGGTCATTATGACTGAAGAAACAAACCAAGCAGTTGCTCCGGAAGCAGCCCCGCAGCAAGAAGGGGCAGAATTAACTATTACTGATTTGAACAACATGAAATCAATCATCGATGTTGCAAGTCAACGTGGCGCATTTAAACCAAACGAAATGGTATTAATTGGACAAACATATAATAAGTTATCTGCCTTCTTAGATACAGTAGCAAAAACAGCTAAGCCAGGAGTTTAATATGCAAACCTTAAAACATGTAGGTCGCATTAAGTCAACAGGGCGTAGATGCTTAGTAGTGTTTAGAACACTTCCAGGAGATGCATTTAGTTGTTTAGTCATCCAAACAGAAAGTCTCGATCCAAGCCAACACGATTCACTTATTAGTTTAGTTGAATCGAATGCTGCACAGGCAGCAAACGAGTTTAGCGAAGTATTAGCTCGAGCATTGTTTGGAGACGGTAGTACCATGTTGCCAAGTCTACATGCAAGAGGATTGTTAGCTAAGTTTCCAACTGATGCTATTGAGATGGTTCCAAACATGCAAGCTACAATTTTGCTGTCAGAATTGAATCAGGTTATTGCCCAACAAGCTGGTGTTAGTGTGCAAGATCTTGCTATTCGTCCTTCCGGCAAGGAAAATCTTGACGTGCAAGAATTAGCCAAGGTAAAAGACATTAGTCCAAAGACAGGAAATACTGAGCCACTAATGGAGCAGTATGATGCAGGTAAAACTACATCGGCAACAGTAAATGAAGATGGTATTTTAACCGACGACTTGTTGGCTAAAAAGTATCGCAGTGATGCGGATCGTCTAAGCAAGGAAGCTGCTCAACTCCGTCGTATGGCTGAAGAACTAGTGCCTACTAAGAAAAAAACTGCTATTGAAGAGTGACAAACGGAAAACCATTTCCTAAAGATGTCATTGAACATTGGCCCGAGGTATTTGGAGAGATTACATTAAATGTTGTACCTCTAAAATACCTCGACTCAATTACTGTTACATTTAAAAATGCAAAAGTATGGGAAATTCAAATAACTGCTAAACAGGCACAAGAAGATTGGGATTCGTTTGAAACAAATCTTAAAGAGATGCTTGCCTCGTATGAAAGCGAAATAGAAAATGTAGATTTTAAACTCGACACTGAGAGAGTTAAAAAAGACATGATCAAGAATACAAACAAATTTTTAAAGAAAAGAAAATTGAGATGAATGTTAAATTAATTAGTTACAGTCAACCCACACAAGAATTTGCCAAAATGGGTGTCGACAATGCCCAAGAACTAATTGCATATTGTGCCCGTGTTAGCAATCCTGCTAATCAACTTAACACAGAAACAAGCGAAAAACTTATTAAGTATTTGGTCAAGCACCAACATTGGTCACCACTTGAAATGGTATCTGCTTGTATTGAAATTACAACCACACGCGACATTGCTCGACAAATTTTACGTCATCGCAGTTTTAGTTTCCAAGAATTCAGCCAACGTTATGCTGATCCCACAAAGGATCTTGATTTTGTAACTCGAGAAGCAAGACTACAAGATCCTAAAAATAGACAAAATAGTGTTGCCACTGAAGATGAGCAACTTCAAGCAGAGTGGGAATTAATCCAACAGGCTGTCATTGGTGCTGCTAAAGAGGCCTACGGATGGGCTATCGAAAATGGTATTGCTAAAGAACAAGCTCGTGCTGTACTGCCCGAAGGCCTTACAGAGAGTCGTTTATACATGAATGGCACACTGCGTAGTTGGATTCACTTTATTGAATTACGCAGTGCAAACGGTACGCAAAAAGAACACCAAGAAGTAGCTGTTGCTTGTGCAAAAGCAATTGCCGAGATTTTTCCAATGGCTGCCGGTCTAGTTACTCAGGGCGTAGCGGCAATTTAACATTAAGTTTAAATTGTTTGTATAACCAGGACCAGTCATTAATTTTTGTTAATGCGTCCTGGTTTCCTTTATTCTCCGTACCGTATTGCATACCTAACACGGCTCCAGGAATAACATACTCCCCAAATCTTCTATCTAAACCTTTAGTGGTCCATGCTGTTAATCGATTAGCATTTTCTTCTTGATCTGATCTTGCAATAGCATTGCTGGCTAACTTGGCCGATTCACGGAATCCGCTGCGCCAGGCATTCCACGGACTAGATGCAAATCTATTAATACTTGCTACTTTAGGTACTATGGTAAGTTTATTACTAAGGCTAGTGGTAATGTCAACACCGTCTTTTGTTACGTCAAATAACATTTTAGGTAGCAGTTTGATAGCACCATTACCATACTCGAGATCATTTATTTCGTTGCGGCTATGCCAAATGTGTACTAGGTCAAATGCGTAATCTTCTACATAATAATCAAAGTCAAATGTGTCCAGTACTTCATTATCTCCATCAACTACCCAAAAGTAATCAGTTGTAGCTTGTTCAGCACAGGCCTTATGACTGAGATAGATATTCTTTTCACCGTATACACGTTTAGCTTGCGGAAATCTATTACTTAATATTTGCCAGTTATTCCAACTGTTAGGTTCGTTGTAAGATAGAAAAAATATAT